GGGAAGGTCTTGAATATCTTTCCAATCCATTGAAGTAGGAGTTAACATGCCTAAGAAGAAAGACCCAAGACTAGCTAGAGCAGGTGTCTCTGGTTATAACAAACCTAAGCGTACACCTAACCATGCTAAGAAGTCACATGTTGTTGTGGCTAAAGAAGGGGATAAGGTTAAGACTATTCGCTATGGTCAACAGGGTGTTAAAGGGGCGGGTAAGAATCCTAAGACTGCATCGGAGAAAGCAAGACGTAAATCATTCAAAGCCAGACACGCTAAGAACATATCTAAGGGTAAGATGTCAGCGGCTTACTGGGCTAATAAATCTAAATGGTAGGAGAAGACTATGCCACAAGGTAAAGGTACATACGGAAGCAAAGTAGGAAGACCACCTAAGAAAAAAGAAAAGAAAAAGAAGAAGATGAAGAAAGGATAGCTAAGAAAACAGCTAGGTATAGAAAATAACTAAGAGGCTAACATGGGACTTGAAACTGTAGACGAGAACGGTAACGCTAGGATACATCAGCTAAGAGAAGCCAATCCGCTAGGTACTGATAATAAGAATCAGGGCGATGATCACATTCGTAATATTAAGAAAGTTATTAAAGATCAATTTAGTGGTATCGCTAGTGATACTAGTTCACCATCTGTGGTTGCAACCGCAACTGAGTTAAATCACTTAGACGGTGTAACCAGTAATATTCAAACTCAACTTAATGCAAAGCTAGAATCATCAGGTACTATTGCAAATGCAACTAACGCGGCATCAGCAGTAGTCTTAGCTAACGCTAGGTCTATTGGTTTAACTGGCGATGTGTCAGGGAGTGCTACTTTTAATGGAAGTGCTAATATCTCAATAACCGCTACAGTAGCTGATGATAGTCACAGCCATGTCACAGGTAACATAGATGGTTTAGACACTGCTTTAGCAGGTAAGTTAGGAATTGGTGCAACAGCCGCTGATTCGAATAAGGTGGATGGTAAGCACGTTTCTGTCGTTACATCTATGCCCGCTTCTCCAGATGCCGACACCATTTACTTTGTAACAGGTTAAGCTATGCCAACTTTAAAAGTAGGAAACACTGAGGTTGAGGACGTTCGTGTAGGTAGTACTGAAGTACAGTCAGTGTACGTAGGAAGTACTGAAGTATGGTCTAGAGGTACAGTATATTCAGGGGTTACTTCCTATAATCAACAGTCAGGTAATTGGTATGAAGGAACTTACACGAATACTTATAGCAGTTTATCACTTACACCTACAGCATTTGTAGTGGCTGATAGCTCAGGCAATATACCTAATATTACTACGCTTCAGTATCATGAGTACGAACTAAATCCATCTAACTCGTACTTAGAGTATGAGCATTTGAACTTTGTAGTTAATGGTCTTGTTCCAAATAGCGGATGGGATTCTATACACACAGTTAGAAGTGGTCAGAGTTTCGGATCACATTTCTATAGATCAGATGCATTATATAGTCAAGCAAATGGTAAGACTTACTGGCAGTGGGACATTACATCTAATCCTTTCGGCACATCTAGTAACCAAACATATATTGTCACAATTAAGAATTAATATTTATTAGGAATGTTATGGCTTACAAAAAGATAGAAATAAAAAGACCACGTGGTATAAACCTTGATTTGTCTCCTTATGCTATGCCTAATGAAATATGGAGTGATGGTTCTAACGTAACATTCAGACAGGCTAAAACTAACGTAGCCTTAGGATATTCTGAAGTTTATGGTACTCAGTATGATTCAGGAAGTAATCCAATAGCTAATACAACTGTCGTTGGTCATCCGATGATTGCAGTTCCGTGGACAGACTTTGACTCTAACTATTGGTTCTATGCTAACGATACTGATATCTATCGTATTGGGTCTGACGGTAGTCATACTAATGTTACCAGAACATCTGGAGACTATACTGGAGATTATGATGATGGTTGGACATCAACACTGTTTAACGGTGCTTTACTATTTAATAACGGAGATGATGTTCCTCAGTTCTATAATGAAACTACAGGTAAGTTTGAAGCTTTAACTGGTTGGTTGGCTAATGAGCGTTGTGGTGTTGTACGACCCTTTAAGAACTTTCTTATTGCATTAGATTTATTTGATACAAACAATAGTCAGTCGTATACTTCAAAGGTATTGTGGAGTGACACTGCTCCATTAGGTGGCGTACCTACATCTTGGGACACTGGAGACCCTGCTGTACAGGCGGGATATAACATATTACCAGATACTCAAGGTAAGATCGTAGACGGAAGATCGTTAAATGATACGTTCTTTATTTATAAGAATGATGCTGTATGGGCTATGCAGTTTATTGGAGGTAGCCTTGTATTCTCTTTCAGAAAGGTATTTAGTGATGGTTCAGGTATCTTAGCTAGAGATTGTGTCACAGAATACGAAGGTAAGCACTTTGTTGTAGGTGTTGATGATGTTTATATTCATGATGGTACAGCTAAGAAGTCTGTCATTACTAACCAAATGCGTAAGGCTTTATATTCTCAGATTAACCCAGACCATACAGACAAAGTTAAATGTGTTCACGACTCTAAGAACAGAGAAGTAGTAATTCATTATCCTTCTGTGGACAGTCCTACAGGTGAGTCAGACAAAGTAATTATTTACAACTATGAGTCAGATGCGTGGACACAACGAGATGTTAACAGAATAGCCTTTATTGGTGTAGGTCATGTAGAAAGTAGTGTAGGTGAACCTGAAGGTTGGGACAGTGATCCTTATGCTTGGGATGAAGACGGTTCATTCTGGGGTGAAGAGTCTTATAACCCCTCTCGTAATGACTTGTTATATGTTAAACATGGAGATGCTAATAACGATTCTGGTTTCTTTATAGGTGAGTCGGGGCTTAGTATTAATGGTGTAACATACAAACCTTTTGTTGAACGTATTGGTTTAGACTTTGAAGACGATAAAGGTTATAAATATATCAACGCTATCTACCCACACTTTGATGGTGAAGGTACAGTTAACATCTACACAGGCACTGAAGAAAGTCAAGGTGCTGGTATTACATGGTCACAGCCTCAAGAGTTTGTAATAGGTGAAGACTACAAAGCTACCTTTAGAGAAAGCGGTAGATACATTGGAATTAGGATAGAGTCAAAGACTGATAATATCTGGGGATTAACTGGATACTCTATTGAGTATAGCTATGAGGGAAGACAATGAGTAAGTATATACCATTACCGCCTCCCCAAGAAACTGAGTCTGTTCCTTTATATTTGCAGAATGAATTGCAAAAGATATCTCAAGCTACGGATATAATTGAAGAAAGATTAGATACTGATACTACAGACAGTCTTGCCTCTAATTGGCAGACAGTGGATTTAAACACTGTGCAAACTAAGGATTACAACCTTACGTATGACCACTACAGTAAATCATCTTCTAACAGACCCACTACTTCTCCTGATAATGCTAACGCTGTTCTTACTGCTAATACACACTCTGGTAACTATCGTCATCAGCTTGCCTTTAACTCTGATGAAAAGTTCTATCATAGAGCGCAACAGAGTGGTACTTGGGGGGATTGGGGGCGAGTAGTTGTCAATGGCGCAGATAACAATTTACAGCTAAGGGGAGGCAGTACCACCGTTTACCTACGAGACACAGACGCAAACTCTTCGATGCTCCATTGTAACTCTAATAGATTTTATATCTTACGAGGCGGCAACGATTCAACCACATGGTCTCAAGTAGGTGGCCACTGGCCTGTTTTCTGGGACTTGACAAACAACAATGCATACTTTGGTGGTAGTATAACTGAGTATTCAGATGCGAAGCTAAAAGAAAACATCAGACCTATTGGTAACTCAATGGAGATGTTCGATAAACTTGAGGCCAAGCGTTACAACATGATTGATGGCGGTAAAGCTGATATTGGTTTTATTGCACAAGATGTACAAGCGGCAGGTTTAGATGAAGTTGTTATTGAAAGTGAAGACAAAGACGTAGAAACAGGTGAAGTGTTAGGTACAACTTTAACCTTAAACTACACACACATGACCCCTGTTCTATGGGATGTCGTGAAAGAACTTAAAGCTCAAGTTGAAAGCTTGAAAGCAGAAGTAGAAGAGCTAAAAGGTAATTAGATGTATAGAGTAAGCTTAGTAAAAGACGTTGCAGAAATAGAAAAGAATCAGAACGTAATCATTGAATACCTTCTTAAAGTACTTGACAAGTCTCCTGAGTTTACTTTAAAGTCAGTGCTACAGAATATACAGAAAGGACATAGCCAGTTGTGGTTGGTCTATAGAGATGAAGAAGTACTAGGGGCTATAGTTACACAGAAAGTTACATACCCTGTTAAGGAAAGATTGCTTATACATTTATGCGGTGGTAAAGATATTAAAGAGTGGCTTGATCTTTATATGGAAACTGTTGAAGAGTGGGCGAAAGACAAAGGGCTAGGTGGTGTTGAGATAGTAGGTAGAAAAGGATGGGTTAAGCTTTTACCTGATTATACTACTAGCAGAGTGATGATAATTAAGGAGTTTTAAATGAGTGGTATATTTGGTGGTGGCGGTGGTACAACTAAAGAGACACAAGAGATAGATCAAAGAACTGTTAATTCTCTTAGTGATGAACTTAGAGGGTATTCTGTATCTGCTCTTGACGATGCGGCAAATCTATACAATCAAGGTACTGAAGGTATCTATCAAGGTACTCGACTTGCAGGTCAAGATGATTTAGTGGGACAAGGTGAAGAATCTTTACTAGGATTATATGGTGAAGGTGGATCTATGTCGGGATTGACTGGGATAGGTCAAGGAAGTCTTGGTAGCTTATTAGGTGCGGCTTCAGCTCCTGTGTCTTATAATACCTCTAGATCTTTTGAAGGAGGCACTGCCGACCTTTCTTCTAACCAAGCATTTCAAGATCAACTAGCAAATATCTTAGATGAGTCTAATCTTGCATTCCAAAGAGGCTCTGTTGATTTGTTCCAGAAAGGTACAGCGGCAGGGCAGTATGGCGGTAGTGAGACTGGTGAAGGTTTAGGTTTACTAGGTGGTGAGATTAATAGAGCTACGCAGAAGTCAATATCAGATGCGGCACTGGCTCAACAGAACCTAGATTTAAAGCAACGACAGCTACAACAAAGAGATAGAGAGTTAGCTCAATCAGATATAGGTCTAGGACGTTTAGCAACAGAGTTGGGTTATGATACATCTCTAGGAGCATTAGATAGGCTTTCAGGCTTTGGTAGTCAGCTTGAAAGAGGAGGTGCTTTACAGTCTGTAATTGGTCAGGATAGAAGTGCTAGGGCGCAACAAGAATTACAAGATCAGATACAGCAGTTTGATGCTCCTCGTATGGCTGAGTTAGCTAACCTTTCACAGTTCTATCAAATGATGGGAGCTAGTCCTCTAAGTTCAGAGTCAATAGGACAGACAACAGGTACAACTACAGCTACTACGCAACAGCCTAAGTCTGATCCGTTTAGCCAGATATTAGGTTTAGGCTTGACATTAGCAGGAATGCCTATGGCAGGAGTAGGAGGCGCGGCAGGTGGTTCTGTAGGTGGTAACATGTTAGGCGCGGCGCTGGGTCTGAATAAACCTGCAACATCAGATATGCGTCTTAAAACCAACATCAAAGAGCTAGGTAGATTAGACAATGGTCTTGGTGTTTACTCTTGGGATTGGACTGAAGAAGCAGAAGAGAAAGGGTTAAGTAA